AACACGCTTTCGATCAAAGATACGATCGAGTTAAAGCGTGTGATGCCAAAACCCGTTAATGGTTTCGCAGGAGTCGCACGGCCAGCTGTGAAGCTGGTTAAGACTTGTACATTGGCTGACGGTATCACCAAAGCCGACGCTATTCTCACCTTGGGTGGGAGTTTGCCTGTCGGTATAAGTGACGCTGATCTTACCAGTATGATTGCCGACCTGAACAGTATCATCGACTTGGAAGTCGCTGGCACTACTAAGGTCGTCAAGAACCTTGACATCACTTATTAATATGAGTGAAAAGTTCTTGATATTCATGGTCATCATTTCGGTGACCACGGTAGCAATCTACTATAAGGAGTCTCGTAATGAAACTACCCTCGGCAAGGTCAGCACGCAAGGTGCCCCCTCCGGTCCGCGACCCACTGAAGTTTATTAGTGGTTTAGCGGACGTTTTCGCTCGGTCGTATGAAGTGCAGTCACACCCGCTAGTTTCCAGATTATTAGGAAATTTGCGTTCTCGTTCCTTTCGAACGGCCGTGGCTGTTGCTGATGAAATCACCTCACAGACGTATGGTGATGGCAAGACTCATTTTGCTATGAATCAGCTAGCTTGCCTCGTGAGAAAAGTGCCCTTAACGGACGCCTCTCTCGATCCTATCGGTACTGCTTGGGATAAGTTCCTTGCAGCCGAGCATTCCTGCAAAAGGATCAATCAACGCTTACGCGGAGAAAGATCCCAAGGCAGGGAGCGTCACAGCGCTTTACGCGCTGCGGCTAGGGCCTGGATAGTTAGGGTGATTGGTGTAAAACCCAACCTCCCTGCTATCTGGGATGCTTGCGACTTCGGACCGGGAGCCAGTTACGGGGTGCACGGAAAGGCAACACACAAAGCTGCGAAGCTCTGTAATGAAACCTGGACGTGTACCCCCGTGGCTCAAGTCTATGCACGCGCAGCTATGATCGGAGACGATCATATCTGGGAGCTCCTTCAGAATGAAAGAGTTCCTTACTGTAAGGATCCGGATCTTTTCCAAGCCGGATTCGATGCAAAGGTGCGTGCAGTTAGTGCGAATAAAATAATTATGGTTCCAAAGACTGCTAAAGTTCATAGAACTATAGCGATAGAACCACTTTTGAATGGTTATGTTCAGAAGGGCGTCGATATCTACCTTCGCGGTAGACTTAAACGCTTCGGATTGGATCTGACCGATCAAACTCGCAACCAGCGGCTTGCAAAGCTGGGCAGCGAAGGTGGTTTTAACTCGTTTGCCACGATTGATCTGAGTGCGGCGTCTGACAGTCTGTCCTTTGAGACTGTTAAAGACTTGCTGCCCCCAGAGTGGTTTTCCCTACTCGCGGACCTTAGGGCGCCCAATTACGAGAGTGATCTCGGAAGCGGACGTTACGAAAAGTTCGTGAGCATGGGGAACGGGTTCTGCTTCCCGCTAGAGACGCTTATTTTTGCGTCCCTGGCTTACTCTGTTGGTACCGTAACCGGCGACACTGATTTTTGTGTCTACGGCGACGATATCATTGTACATCAGAGCTCAGCTCTATTGTTAATCGAAGTCCTGAAATACTTAGGATTTTCGACTAACTCTGATAAGACCTTTATTATTGGTCCTTTCCGTGAGAGCTGTGGAGCAGATTACTTTGAAGGTGTAAATGTACGTCCGTACACGCTTGATTTCGTTCCCGG